GATTATATCCTTTTGTCCTTTGGGCATACCCACCTCTACTTAATCCTGTAGAAGCAGACTCTCCATCTTCCTCGTCCTGATTTCCCTCGCCCGCATTTCCTTCGCCTTCTGGCCCTATATAATTCCCACCAGTATCAAAATTACTATCATCCATCAAGTCAGACATCTCAGCTTCAGTTAAATCACCTTCGTCTGCTGTATCTGGAGCTTCGTAATCTGGGTCTTTGTAACCAGGCTCGTCTTCAAATTTGTCTGTCTCTGGATCAAAATCTATAGTGTCATCAGTATAAGTCTTAGTTGTCGTAGTGCCGTCTGCGTGTGTTGTTACTTCTGTCTCAACCTCAATCCCATTTTCGTTCATCTCATATGTTGATGTTACAGATTCTCCATCCTTATTAGTCCATTTCTCTACTTTTGCATGTGACATATTACCTCCTATTATTTCCTTGTGGCTGAATTATTTTAGGGCTGTTCCTAGGAATACGATCAGCATCAATCCAATGCCACTTCTTCTTTGCCATATTAATTCCTATTTATTTTTAAAAAGATCTTGTATATCTACCAGATTTATATGTTTGAAACTTTCCACCTACAGGTTTACCCATTCCTTCTGTCCCTATTCTAAGTGACTTTCTTCCTAAACCTTTTGCACCTTCATTAAGTTTAAGTGTAGGTGATCTCCCTTTCATTGTTCCTCTGCCTTTTACATACTTAGATGTACCTTCATCTCCACCGCCACCATCTCCACCGCCACCATCTACACTAACACCAGATAATTTCAAAACCCAAGCATAAAATTCATCATCAACCATATACTCTTGTGGATATTTAATAAAAGCCAACGCATCATTGAAAGTTTCCCTACCATAATTTCCCAATGCTTCTGCTCTATCATGAAGGTATCCTTTACCTGAAAGTTTGTCACCTAGCCAACCCATATTCTCTGCTAATTTCCTTGAATGAAACTGCTCTGTGTTAGGAGTAGCCCACCAAGACATGTCATAAGAGAAATTACCTATTCCTAAAATTCCTTCTTCCGGTCTCCAACCAATATCAGCCGTATCCCTAAAAGATGCAAAAACATTTGCCGCACCATTTAAGGAGTCATCTATAAAACCAGCACCCTGTGAGAATATATTAGTAGAGAGATTCATTATATCTGTTACATCCATTCCTCCTGTCACAATTGAAACACCCTCATTAAACACATCTAAACCTAAATCAACAGTTCCACTAATTACATCTCCACCTAAATTTAAGGCATTATTAATTAGATCTGAAGGGTCGTCAGGTATTATATCACCAAGGCTAGTAGTTCCATGACTATGAGGTTTATTAACTTTAGCATACCAAGGCCCCATCTTCTGTACATCACATCTAGCAACTTCACCTTCATACTCATAGGACTTGGAGTCAGTCTGGACTAACTTATTATCTTCCCAGATATAATTGACTTCAGTAAATACTTTCATATTATTTATCAGGTGCAGTTAAAATTGTTATTGAATCTCTGGAACTTTCTTGTTCTTCTTCAGTACTACTTTCATAAGTAGATTTAATTAAGTCAACCACTCTTTGTTGTCCTTGTAGGTAGCGTAGATCCTCTATATCACAGCTTAAAGGAGGTAGTTTATTAGGTACAATATCTTCCAACCAAGTTATTAACTCAGGAGTTATACCATGTTCACCTATATTTCCGTGTAACATATTAAATTTTTTCTCTATAAAGGGTTGTTTTTAAGGTATTTCACAGGTGTTTCCTGTGCATGAAAGCTCTTGTGAGGAAGTAGTATGATCTATACTTTCATATTCAGAAAGTTTAGACCAATTTAAGATAGGTATTGTTTTAATTAGTTCTTTATATTCTTTTTCAGTACACTCCTGATAAGGTGCTTGCTTGTAGACATGATCAGAATAGGGAAGAAAGCTAATGCCAGATATAGAATGGAAATTATCAAACACAAAAGCTCCAACTTCAGGCCACTCGTTTTCCTTGACTGAGATTGTACAGGATGGTTTATGTTCACACCAGAATTTGGCATATATTAACCATAATTGTAATTGTTGAATTGCAGATAGTGAATTACGCATTACTGATTTGGAAGGAGATTTAATAGGGAAAGAAAATACTGTAACACTACTAGGATTAGTTATATCAGGTTCAGTAGGTACTCCTTCATCTGCCATGTACTTACCAATAGGATCTGATAAGTCGGATCTAACTGTCCTGATATAATAAGGTGCATGTCTGGCATGGATTCCACTTGCAGAATCCACTAATTGAGATACTGTACCTGAAGGTTTTACACATGTGATTGCACTAGCAGGATTGATACTTAATTTTTTACTCCATTCTTTATTTACTTTGATACACTCCTTCTTCAGGTCATCTAAAATTAAAGGAAGATCTTCTGATAATTTATTTAATATAAAGTTATCCATTACACCAGTTAATGACACTCCTAGTAGTCTTTCTTCCTCACAATTAACTTTCCAATCACTACTAAGGTATCTAAAGTGGGTAAGTGTACTCTGCCATGTACCTAGAATGGTAGCTAATTTAACTTTTCTTTTTAAATCTTCAGGTTTATCATCAGAACGTACAATTACCTCAGAGAGGTTACAGAACTCTCGTGACCGCAATATTATCTCTGAACAAGGGTTAGTACCAAAGTCCTCCCTTTCTTCTCTCCTACCATTTAATTCAAGACACTTTTTGTTGGAATTGTAGGAAGAAAAGATTCCTCTCTCCCCACTCTTGGATTCATAGAGTGCAGTCCACTCTCGGAAGAAAGTTCCTACATCAGGTTTAGTATGGTAGTTAGTTGAGTTGTTTGCCAATGCTCTCTGTGGATTTTCTTCCCACCATCTACCTGACTTGGCATTTCTCATTTGATCATCACCTAAATCAGAGAGACTAATCAATGCACTTCTCCTAACTCCACCCACTACTACTATTTCTGCTATCTTAGTAATGATGTCATGACATTCAATAGGTTTTAATCTTCTACCTTTTGCCTTACGAAAACTCTCAACTGTAAATTTGAAGAGGGCATCCAAAGGTTCAGGGCCACTTGCCCTTCCACCAAAAGTTTTAAGTGGTGCTCCTGCAGGACGTATCTTCTGAAGATCCCACTCAGGAACTACACCTACATAAAGAAGACTTACTAATTCCCTGTATGCTTTTGCCCATCCTAACTTACTATCTCTAACTTGTATAATAGTATCAGTAGGATGGAGTTCATTAGGAACCATAGGTAATTTATCTATGTGTCTAGCTTCCACACTAAACCCTACACCTGTACCATTCATCAAAACATATAGTATTTCATCAAATGAACGTGGTGAATCAACATGAAGGTAAGCACAGTTATATCCTGCCACATTTTCTTTTTTCAATGCAGCACCTGCGGTCATTAGACACCTCATTGACGGCATAATTTGCAGGGAAAGTACTGCTTCCTTTAGTTCTGTTAATGTTTTAGATGGAACTTGATAATCACAATTCTCTTCTAAATGTTCCTTGAAAAAATTAAAGTATCTACCAACTGTCTCTTCCCAAGTCTCTCTTCTTTCTTTATCATAGTCCCAACGTGAGTACCTAGATAAATGAATGTATTGTTGATACTGGGTAGGTAAATACTTATCTTCCATCTTTTTCCCTTTCTATTAGTTTTTCTAAATAAGTTCTAGCTTTTAATAAATCATTTACTCCACCCTTGTAGGTGTAACGTGTAATATATTTTATAATATTACCTTCCAAGAAATCCAGTTCATTTGCTATTATATAATCCAATGGTTCCATCTTCCTCTCATTGTAATGTTTAGGATTAGTTACCTCTTCTTTTTCAAAAGGTCTCCGTAACATATCTAATTCTTCTCTTGATGTATTATCATCTACAAGAGGTAGATCCCTTTTCTCTAAAGCATGATGTATATTCTTTTCTGGATGTCTCTTAAAATTCTGTAGTCTAATTTTTCGTATGTTCTCTTGATCATCTACCTCATCTTTATTTCCTACTGGTAGTGTACTTTTAGGAGTATTTCTTTCTTCATATCCTAATGGATCAAGTGTCATACTTTCTAACTCTGCATCAATATGATCTTGTACTACATTTGAACTGTGTCTACTATCTAAAGGATGCTTCAAACTATCTTCAACGTAGTTTCTCCATTGTTCTTTTTGTTTCTGAGATTTTTCTTTCTCATTCAGTCGATCAATTTCATCCATGTCATAGTTACTCATGGTGTCCTCCACAGATTAGGCTCATGAATCAATGGCTTTTCTTTTGCAGGACTAGCATCAAATGTTTCAGCCTTCCCTTCAGGTGTCCATAATGTAATTATATTTGTATCAGTATCGAACTCACCATGTCTTAAAATCCTTGCCATCCTAGCATTTCTAATAGCTTCCTTCTCACCTTGTCCTGATTTTAAAAATGCCTCTAACACAACCTCCCACATATCTGAAACAGAACCTATATTCTCTCTCAAAATTTTGTTGGCAGATATTGGGCCTATTCCTTGACATCCCTTGTAATTATCAACTGTATCTCCTACTAAAATTTGATAGAAAAACTGGTAATCAGCTTGATCTTCTGACCATTTAAAAATCTTCTCCTCTTTAAAATCCCAATGCAAACCTGGAATTGTTAGTAAATCCTTATCCTCACTAACAATTATAGTTGATTCTTTGGAAGGTTTAGTTGACCTTATTCCCATCACATCATCTGCTTCCAACCAATCATAAGAGACACAACTGTATTCACTCTTACAATAATCAATTGCATTAGAGAAACACATAGGTTTTCTACCACCCTTCCTGTTACTCTTATAATCAGGATTAACTACTTTCCTATAATTTTTTCTATCACTAAAACATAGAATTACTTTCGGAAATACTGAACCTATCTTAGTCTTGTCAATAATCTTCCAAATTTGATCATCAATTATAGTTTTAACTTCTGCCATATCTGAATGCAAAGTCCATGAATCACCTTCCCAATTGATCTCCCTCTCGGAAAGTCTAGTAGCTTTATATACAAATATGTCCGCATCAATTAATAATTCTCTCATCTTTACCCTTCCTTTTTTAAGATTACTTTGTTTATATAAGTTCTTTCATCCGTCAAGTCGTGACGGTAATTTTCATACTTACTAAAGCTGAAGCTTGATACATTTTTTAAATGTGTCCAAGGTACAATATAAATATAAGGAAATTTACATACAAATAAGTAATCAAAATCACCTTTCTTATATTCTCTTTTTACTCTTAATCCATTAGATTTTCCTTCTCTTGTTAATGATACAGAAGAACTTCTAGAGTTCTTTATTTGTATGGTAATCCATTTCGTATTATTCTTAACTACTAAATCAAATGATGATGAAGGATCTAAAGGAACAAACATGGAATAGTTCCACATGTGTAAAAGATACCTTACTATTTCTTCCCCTGCCATACCAAATGTAGTAGCTTCAATGTGTGGTTGCCCAATTGGAACCTGTTTTGAATTCCCCTGTGAGTGGGATTCTAAAATTGTACTTTTCTCCTGCGATAGTGATTGCCTTGACTCCAAGTTCTCCGATTCGATTGCCATACTCCCTCTTTACTGTAAGTTGTACTTCATCATGAACAAAAGCTACTTGTGCATAATCCTCTCCGTCTTCAAATTCCTCCTGAAGTAGAGAATGCATTTCAACTATCCATCTCTTACAGATAATTGCTCCTGCCGATTGAAGTAATGTATTGAGTGCAGCATAGTTGGAACGTACAGGTACTTTCCTTCCATCCAAACCCATTATAAATCCTGACTTAGCTTTCTTCTGTACTGCATTTCGTAATTCCTTCAGAGCAGGAATCTTACTTAGAAATTCTTTCTTTAATCTTGCTCCTTCCGCTTTACCTTTCCCAACAATCTGACCAATCTTTTCATTCCCTGCTCCATAGAGGAAACCATAGATGAAAGTCTTAGCTTGATCCCTTGTGGCAAGACCAGCAGATCTTTGATTGGCAGTATGAATATCTGATTCAAGTAGTAACTTGCCGTACCTACCGCCATCATACCTAGCCAGATAATGTGAAAGACAACGCAATTCCAGGCTAGATACATCAATTCCCAATAGATCCATGTCTGTATCTGGCTTAAACAACTCCCTACATACTGACCCATAGGGTGCATTAATATTCGGAACTTGAGCAATGTTAGGGTGTGAGTGAGAGCAGCGTGAAGTCTGTGCTCCCATCGTATTAACTCTTCCATGTAACTTACCTTTCCTACAAAGTTTCATCCATGCTTGGTTACCTTCTGCCAATTGTGCTATCCGTTTATTCAACATGAAATATTTAGACATTAACTTAGCTTCAGGATATGCTAGTTTATTCAGAACCTTCTCATCAATTTTAGGTTCCATTGATGGAGTGAACTCTCTAGGTGTCCACCCTCTCAATTCTTGTAGTCTCTTAGCTATATGCTTACGAGAATTAGGATTGAAATCTACAATCTTAATCTTATTATACATTCCATTCTTCCTTGGCCCTTCATCTATGATCCAAGATCCAAAGACTTCACTTAATTTTTTTGCTAGTATTGATCTCTTCTCTGCCAACTCCACATATAATTCTGCTCCTTTCTTCTCATCAAAAGAGAATCCTCTCTCCTCCTGCCTGAAACAAATGTCTGCAATTCTATGTTCCAAATCAACTGCTTCCTTTGAAGGAATATCAGGACGAAAATATTCATACAAACTTTCAGTAAGATGAACATCATTTATACAATAGTCTCTCATCTCAGGAGTAAGTTTCTCAAATGCATTTTCCTGTTGATTGTATGTCCCTTTGAAGGAACCTAACCTTTCTCCCCATGCTTTCAATGAATGACTACCCCATAATTTAACCTCCATCTTCTTTATTACGCCATCTTTATCCCTTATGTTAGGATAAAGTAGCCGAGAAAGAATAAGAGTGTCAACAACCTGATCTATAGGTACTGAAAATTGATAGAGGTCTCTCAAAACTATCAAGTCAAAGCCTAATATATTATGACCAACTATTTTCTTATCTTTTAGGTCTTCCAATGCCATTAATATAGTTTCATGTGAATCTGCCTCTGTTAAATCACCAGTAGTTAGGTTTCTGTACACTAATAAGTGTACCTTTGTAACTGTATCCAACAGACCATTCGTTTCAATATCTAAAACTACCTCTTCCATTTTTTTCCTTCCTATTAAAAGTCCTTGTTTTCTTCTTCGCTAGTTTCTTCCTCAAATATATTATCCTGAGAAAGTTCAGTCATCCTTCCTGTTTGTCTAGAATATTCCAGTAAATTACAAATTCCTGTCTCTCCTGTCCATCTGTTTTTAAGTATCCGTACTGTGGTAAGGTTAGGTGAATCCTCACTCTGTTGATTTCTCTCACAACCTACTACAATATCAGACAGTTGAGCTATTCCATGCGTACCTCTGAGTTGATTGAGTGAAGTCTGTACTCCTTCTTCATGTCCTCTGTCACCACTAGGTCTCCTTAAATGAGAGACTAGGATTAAAGCACATTGTAATTCTTCAACCAAACTTCTCAACTTAGTCATTACAAAGTCCAACATTCTCCTCTCATCTCCTCCACTTGTGAGACCTGAGATTACGATACTGATATGATCCAATATAATACAATCACATTCCATACCTTTTACTAAGTAACGAATCTTATTGAATAGATTCTCCGGTTCAACACTACCCCAATGGTCATAGAGGAATAGGTTACCTGTACCTAGTATATTATCAAAGCCTTCCTTTAATTCCTCAGTAGTACACTCTATATTCTGTAGATGTATAGGTTTATTAAGGTAGAGTCCTATGAATCCTAAAGCAGTACGTTTATTGTTCTCTTCCAAGGCCAAGTAACCTAATTTAAGTCCTTGCAACATCAACGAGTAGCCAATCTCTCTACATATTTGAGACTTACCTACGCCACTACCTGCTGTGATGGTTACAATTTCTCCTCTCCTTATACCTTGGGTCATTGTATTGAGACCTGAGAAAGGATAAGGAAATGATTCAATATTATTCTCAGATGAGATCAGATTCCACAGATCTTTTCCATCTATGATACCATCTGGTCTCCATATCTGTGCGTTCCATATAGCAGAGATAATGTCACTATCCCTACCTTCCTTCAACATTTCATTTGCATCCTTCAAAGGAAGAGTAGCAATCTTAACTTTTCCTGGCGAGAACAGAGGTACACATTCCTCTATTGCTTTCTTTCCTGCCTTATCCTGATCAAACATCAGAATTACTGAATCAAATCCTTCCAGATATTCTATCTCTCTTTGTAGACATTTCTTTGCACCTCCTGCTCCCAAAGATACTGAGACAACAGGCCATTTATTTCCTTGTGCCTGAGAGACTGACATCGCATCCAGTTCTCCTTCGGTTACTACTATCATCTTCCCTTTAGAGAAGAGATGTTTACCAAACAAGTTTGCCTTCTTAGTATCTCCTATAAATAGAAAGTCCTTATTAGAAAATCTTAATTTCTGAGCAATTATTTCTCTTGAATTATTATCTCTGTAGTTAGCAATCTGAACTTTCTTACTATTAAAAATACCTATCTGATAATCCCATTTGTTAATAGTATCCTGTTTGATGCCTCGTTTTTGAAGCGGTAATTTCTCACCGGATACGAAATCATTTTTCATTTTTTCCTTCCTCTCCGAAAATTTTTCAGTTAATATTTCACCTTGTTGGTAGCCACAGCCCGGACTAAAACAGAAACCATGACCATCATCATAGATGGCAAGGTTATCATTAGATCCACACTTAGGACAAGGTACATGAGTAACACAACTAGAATCTACTTGTTCTCTTCCAAACTCGTCCATGTTTTATCATCTAGGTTAGAGTATGCAGTTAGACCACCTACATAAGTATAGCCACTTGCAACTAAGAAATCTAAGAACCTATCCAATAATAAAGGTAGTGTCTTTGCTTCAAATCGCATCTTAACTAGATCATACTTAGGTGGATCAAAGTTTATTCTCTCTTGACGAAATGTATAGGTCTCTTCCATTTCCCTATCTTCATCTTCTTCCTTCGGTACTGGTTTCATACCAGACCAATCAACTTTCTCTTGCATATTTACCTTCCTGTTATATTTAGTTTTTATTTTATGAATCTGTGAGCCTCTGTTTTTAATTCCCTTCCCCATTGTTTCTCCTTTTAAAAATCAAACCATGCTTGTACATCAAAAAATGGACTGACTTTGTTGGTGTCCACTTCATTGAATCCTACCACTTTTGCTTCAGGATATAGCAGACACATTGATTTTACTAGAGTTCTCAAGGTTTCCCATTGTCTAGCAGTATAATTTAATCTAGGTTCATTATCTTTGTCAGTTTCCACTCCACCAATTAGACATATTGATACTGACTGATCATCCAAGTCTTCCGTATGTGAACCTACCTCATCTATATCTCTCCCTGCTTCTATGATTCCATCTCGTTTTATTATTAAATGGAATCTTATATTTAAGAATCCTTTCTGTCTATGTAATTTATTTAATTCACACACAGTCAGGTCTTTGCTAGGAGGTGAGTTGCTACAATGAATAATAATATACTCAGTTTTTTTTCTTCTTATTTTTGGTAGAATCATTTGTTATCCATGCTTCAGGAATGGAGCCATTTGCAAATTTGAATTTGTATTTGACTGCCCATTCATAACACTTTAAATTTGAACCTTGTACTTTTTGATTTTGATTATAAAAAACTAATCTAATATCTAATTTAGGATGTTCCTTCTTGACTGCTTTCAATGCTCGTTGAGCATGTGTCCTGAAAAAACCTTTTGCTTCTATTATTATTCCGTTAGGTAATATGAAGTCAGGCTTATACTTTCCTTCCAGCGTATAGCCTAGAATAAGTGTTTCGTATTCATAAGCTATACGCCTATCGTCTAGGAAGGAGCCTAGTCGTTCTTCAAATTGGTTACGGAAACCTTTAGAAGTCCTCATTCTCTTCTTGAAATTCCAAAGAAGTAGAATCTGAAGAGTCTTCAAACCCTTCCTCTTCTTCAAATCCCATCTCTGCAACAGGATTATAAGGAATCAAGTTGATAATTTGTACTGCATCCATGTACATTGTCACTCCTGCACCACCCTGAACCATCCAGGTTACAGGACGGAAAGAAACTTTAACTTCTGAACCTTTTCCTATTGATGCACTACAAGGATGCAATTTAGAATCAATAAGTCTAATCGTAACTTTCCTTTTCTCTCCATTCTTTCCCTTGAAGAAAGGTTTCTGTTTGAATTTAAACAGGACATCATCCCCATCCTCCGTATAAGGTGGGTCTGCCTGTTTTGTTGCACCTGAATCTTTCAATGAAGTGTCCATCCACTCATCAATCTGAGCCATGAATTTCTTGGCATCTTTACGAGGAATACTAAAGGCCAACCGATATTCACCTTCCTCTGAAAACTTGGTGTCGGGTCTATCGATATAGGCCCATGTAACTTTTCCTCTCGGTGATACTACTCTATCCATTTTTATTCTCCTTAAATGAATGATTAATTTAAGCTTTCAAAAGCCTAAATACTATAAGGGGAGTTAATTAACTTTTAACAGAAAAAGTATTTAGAATCAAGGACTTCTGTTATATCCAGTTCCCCTCTCTTGGGAGGATTTGGTACTTGATCTACCACCTCCAAAGCTGCTTGTCTAAACTCTTCAAGAGGATCAAACTCTTGGTAAAGTTTTACAAATGCTTTCCTTAATAACCCTGCTAATTTAGGTGTGTTGTGTGCATGTGTACCATAGGAATCATGTATCATTTGAAATGATTCAACTCCTTCCTCTACACACATGTTTACTGTGAAGGTCAAGGCACAGGCATCTAAAGAATGTACGAAATTAGGTGCTGAACCATTGACTGCCCTTCTATTGTCTATACCTGAGTCATCTTCCACCTGTACTGTAGGTTTTATCAGGATACCATCTATATGAGTGAATATTTTCTTCTTACTTACGTCCTTATATTGCTGATGTACTATCATCCCTGAAGGAACCCACCATATTAAAGGGTAATCCTCTTTACTCATTATACTTGATACTTTCCTTATCCAATTCATTGCTTCTCTTGCACTCACTACTACTTCAGTAATTGCATTCCAAACTTTACCTGTTATCCAGTTTACTGGTATGTACAATGGTAAGTTCTTGTCCCAAGGCCAGTTAGCACCATCATAAATAGCATCTCTCACATACTCCTCTACATAACTTCTACAACTGAACCTCGTACCTCCGTATGGTACTACCATTACAGGTCTCTTTGTCATCTTCCTGTTTATCAGACCAGAATTCAACCACTTCTCTGCCATCTCATCACCTTCTTCCATATCTCTTCTTACATCCCTTAGAACACAGTCTGCTACATCTTGGTATATATCCTGTGGATCATTCTTGTTCATTAGGTTGGTTGCCTTACCACCTATCTTACATCTCAACATGGCAGAGTAATGTTGTAGCCCATTGTTGCTACCATCCAAAGCTATAGGTAAGCTTGACTTGTATCCAAATCCTTCCCTCTTAAATCCTGCCCACTCATAGCAGAATGCTAAGAATAACCAAGGATGATCCACTTTTTTCCAGAACTCACAGTTGAGGTCGTGTTTTGCGACTCCAAGTATCTCTTTTTCGTGTTCTTCTACCCAATTTATTCTCTCTTCCAATGTTAGTTTGTCCACTCCTGCACAGTTTGCACCATGAATTGCCAACCAATCTGCTTGATCCTGGTTTTCAATTGGAAGTGCAGTAGCAAAAGTTATTAAAGCCTTTGCATACTCAGTCCCTTGTGGTGTAAGGAAGGAAGATACTGTGTATTTTCTACCTCTGAAGTCCACTTGGTAAGGAAAGTATAGACCATCAAACTTTGAGAACTTCTCTGCCATTGAGAGTGTCCTCATGAATTGTAGTATCTTACTCTTCCTTCTAATATTCTCGGCATAACATTCCGATGCCACAGTTTTCCAATCTATGAACTGCTTGTACATCTCCTCATCCATATCTTTCTTCTTCATCCCTTTCTTTGCAGGACATGGTGGGATGGTTGCTTCAGTCCTGTCAGGCATTGAACCTATAGTCCAATTCAATTCCCATGCTTTCTTCATTATATTATAGACCTTCTTATTTACACACCACTTGGTCTGTTGAAGTGCATTGACTGAACTATACTCCTGTTTCAAGTCATGATATGCCAATTCACTTGCAATATTCTTGTTGCTGGTCTTAATGAATGATATTCTGTGTGTTAAGTAACCAC